TGCTGCATTAAACCAGACCTTCCCTGCACCTTGGTCAGAATCAGTAGTAGTCGTTTCCATTGTCATTGATAGACCGGGAACTTGACCAGTAGCAGCAGTTAATTGAGAAAGGTTTACTCCATCAGCAGCAACTGTACCAGCAGCAACATTAAGAAGTTTCTTACTATTCATATCAAGATTAGCAGTCATTGTATTTGGTGACGTACCATCTCGACTTACAGTGTTTTCTAATGCAGCTTCTATCAAAGCTCCATTAGCATTAATCTGAGTAATTGCTGTAGTCTCATTTGAAGTGAGACTTGTGAGATCAGTAAGAGTAAGTTTTGCCATGATTAAGCCACATCTATCTCAAAAGTAAGAGTTGCACTTCTAGTACCTGAAGAAGCTCCATTACTTATAATCTCAATAGCTTGCCCAGCTGTTAATGTATTTGCTCCTGAAGGAGTAGCTGAGTCTATTGTTCCTGCACCTGATCCTGAATAAGCTATAGTTAAAGTTCCACCAGTAACTGCAGTACCACCTATTTCAAAAGTAAATACACAGTCAACACTTGTGATTGCTCCATCAATAACTGACCATATTTTCTGTATATCACCAGCTAAAGGACATACAAGCCATGCAGATCGTGCAGTGGATATATCTTCAAATTCAAAAGTAAGGGGAATAAAGTTATTGTTTTTTATACTTGAGGTATTAATAGAATCTTTATCTACCTTCTCCCAAGTTCCTGATCCTGAACCATTTGCTACATATACTGTGTGTGCACTAGCAGCTGCTACACCTTTAGGTTCGTGTAATGAAGCACCTGTTAAATCCTTATGGTTGACTGTCATATGAAACCTATGTAATTATAGAGTTTGGGGAGAGCTTTGACACTCTCCCCAGATTACTCTTATACTTATGGGCCAGCCCGACGATACTTAATCACCAGATCAGCGTTACCAGCCGTGAATGCTGCCGTTCCGTAAGCAACGGAAACAAACAACGGACGATCACCAGTTCCTGCAGTAAAGGCTGCATTGCTTCCTACTAAAGCACCATCGCAAGCAACATGCTCACCGATAGCATTAATAGCAGAGAGAGCGATAGTAGCATCAATACCGTCAGCATCATTAACTGAGAAGGTACCATCACCATCATCGTTCCACAAACCAATACTTAGAGTTGCAGAACCGCTAGACGTAAAGGCAGTTTTAACGTACAAGGTAGCCGAAGTAATATGAACATTATCCGGTATCCCTGCAGAAGGATGGGTGGAAACTAGAGCATCCGAACCAGTAATATTAGCATAGTCAAGATTGACTACTACGGAATGCTCATCACCCATGGTTGACAAAATACCTTCAACACTTGGAGTAGCCTTTTCAAGACCAAACCTTACATTGAGGCCATCAGAGTTAGTCCAAAATTCGCTAGCAGACATATCAAGTTCCTCCCTTAAACTTGGTCAGTGTCACTAAGGACACAAACGAGGTTTTCAGGACGGTAGAGCTTGACACCGTAACGAGCAGTGGTAACGTACTCTTCACGCTGGAAGTCTTTATTATACTCTGAATCTACTTGCGGCATTTGACGCCATGCACCAACAAAGGGCAAGATGTCTGACGCAGCAGAGAAGAACATATTAGCCTTACCAGCAGCAGTCGTAACAGAGTCTACAGTTTCGTTTGCATCAGCAAGATAGTTGCTGGTGTAAACATCGAAACCATAAACGTTCTTTACAAACTTCATACCAGTTGCGATACCGTCACTTACGATACCTTCCCAACGTGGGTTATTACTAACATTGACAAGATTCGATAGAGTATTAAGAGTGTACTCAACCGAAGGATCAACAATAGCAATTAAGTTCGTATCTGGAACGTTAGCTTTCTTAAGACTATAACGAGCTTTAGCAAAGTCTGCTATAGCAAATACTTCATTGGTCCCTGAAGCAACAAAGCGGTGTGGTGCACCATTGATGTTGTTCAAGTCTCCAGAAGTCTGCTCAGACTCTAGCCCCATAATCTTAACTTCGACTGCTTCTAAGATTGCACGAGCTTGCTTCGGTACGAATGAAGAGATCAGTTGGTTCATATAGAAACCATCCTGCTTTGCTTTATTCGTGATATAGTGGCCCGAAGATTTATATTGATCAATCGAGAACTGGAACTCACCAGTATCGAGTGCACGATACTTAACGGCAGAGTTTTCAGAGTAGTTATCAGTTACCGCTTGACCAATGGAAGGAATCGTGAAAGTATCCCCATCAGGGAATTCACTCATCCAGTTTACGTAGGTCGTAGCCTGAAGTTCATCCTCAAGGACTTCCTTCAACTGGCTAGACCATACCTCAGAGCGTATCAGATGCCCTGAGTTACCAGTTTCCATAGCCATTTTATTTTCCTCTTATAGCTAGATTAACGTTTATAAAAGCCATCTTGGCCTTTCTCTTCTCGCATTTTGAATAGTTTCTGTTGGGTAGCTGGTTTAAAGTATTCCTTTGGGTTTGACTTACGAAGTTGTTCGAAGTAGTCCCAAGTTCCTTCTTCAACTGCTTGTCCACTATTCATAGTTTGCACAGCTTCAGTACTGGTTGTACCGACTGTAGGAGTAGGGGTGGTCATCTTACTACTTCCTTGAGATACACCAATTGAATTAAAGAACATATCCGGTGAAATCGCTGCAATCTCTGCTAATTTATCAACAGTAACACCCATTACTTGAGCTTTCTGTTGAACTACATCAGCGGCTTTGTCAGCCCCATACAGTTCTTTCATCTTTGCATCAACAGCTTGAATATTCTGTTGAGCTACCTTCTGTGTATCTTTTTGTTCAATGGTATTAGAGATCAGCTGGGAAAGCTTTTCTTCATCTAGCTGAGGAGTGGTGTTCTCCTGAACCTGTTGAGTTTGAGCTTGGTGTTCCGCAGTTTCCCTCTTAATTTGCTGAACCATTTCTTCTGCGGTGAGTCTCTTGTCAAGCTCCCCACGTAGTTCAGCCATTTCAGTTTCTAATTTATTAATATAATCATTACCGTGTACTGCTCCTTTAGCTAGTTGTTCAGTGTCAGAGTACTTCTTACCTTCACCTACGACTTGTGCTAAGTAACCCGGGTCAGCAGTCTCTTCTGGTTTATCTTCTGTTGTAAATACATCAGACATGGTCAGTCTTCTCCTGTAGATAAGTTGGTCAACTTAAGTATTTCTAAGTAAGCACGTAATTGCCCATTACGATCCGCTTGCTTATATGCCCATGCAGAATCTTCATAGTCTGAATCATATGCTGGACAATCCAAAGCGTCAATTTTGTTATTAATAATCTCAGTTAGACGCTCTAGAATAGTTGTTGAATTTCTTATGTATTGTTCAAAGTCTTTACGTTTCTCGGGGTCTTTGAGATGTGAAGTCCAACGAACATTCATGTATGCGGAATCCTTTTATTACTTGTTACGTATTATTATACCATTTATTAGAGAATTTGTCAAGCCATCTCTTCAGGAGGTGGAGCAATTAAATCATTCTCTGCAACAGCTTCTTCATCTAAAGACTGTTGTCCAGCGTTCATCATTTTCTGTGTTTCCATCTGTTCGGCAACTCTGATATTAGGTTGAACAAGATTGAATTTTTCAATATCAAGTAGTTCCTCAATTACCTGTGCTACCTTAATACCTGAGATATGTACATTAACTGCCGGATCTTGACCAATAGCTGAATTCATTAAGTTCAATAAGTTCTGAAACTGATTTGCCTTGGCGGCAAAATGCCTTGCACCAACCGGTCTAATTTTTCCTCTGGCTGCAAGGTCTTCAGGTGTGATAGTTTCAAATAAAGCAGCACCAAATTCATCATCAACCACACGGACAACATCACTGATCTCCATATTTCTACGAGCCAATTCAAGCATATCATTAAGTAGAGGTTCAAGGAAGTTACGTTCAAAGTATGCTACCTTATTGTGGAATACACGGGAAGCTGCGTTATCTAGAGTCTGTACTTCAAAGGCTGTCTTCTCTCCCGGTGTACGAATACCCATAGCCTGACGAGGTGCGCCGGCCATCTCCTCCATCTTATTCTCAAGTACCTGAATCTGCATATCAGCATTAAGGGCAGTACCATCCGGTCTGATCATATCTACATCGCCGTCTTCACCTACAAAGACTTTCTCACCGGGACCATAATTGAAGTCTTCTACAAAGCCTTTGACCTTCATAACTGGATGTGCAATTAGATCGAATACATCGGCTTTAAGATTCTCAAGATGATCAATACGATATTGCATACCTACAAGATTGTCTAGTGGACCCATCGCATAAAGATTATCAGGCCGTAACCTCCAACCAGCATGACGGATGGAATTACCACGCCAAGAAGGATTAGGAATATTACGAATAACCCTCTGTCTATCCACAATCGTAATGATTCTGTTTTTGAGTAACCCCTCTTTTTCAACATCATAGATATCTCCATGGAGTTCAATAATCTCCACATATCCTGAGTTGTAGTAATCAATGATATTACCAAAACCATCAATCTGATAACCTTCAGATTTATGGAAGTCAGTTACTGACATACCTTGAAAGTTCTTACGAGTATTAACTATACCATCAAAGACTTTTTGTAGATAACCCCATTCAGGATGATCTTGTATATCAGCGGCAAGTTCCCCTAAAGATTTCATGGTACGAATAAGTTTAGGGGAGTACTCAATAGATTGTGCCGTAGGATTAATTAAAATATCGTAAGGGCTAATACGTACAGACTTGGGGCCTACGTAACCCGGTATTACTTCTCCCGTTTCCTCATCTGTACGAGTTTCGTTAACGTACTCACTAGTGCCA